TCCAAAAACTAAATCAGTATTAAATGTAGTTGTAAATTCAGTTGTTCCTAATTGAGCTATAAAACCTTGCGCTCCCTCGTAATACTGTCTATTTGTTTCGGTAATTAAACCATTATTAGGTGTTGGCATTTTTTATTAACTTTTTGAATTAATATTTTCCATCTGCACTTGTTGTGCTGCGGCTTGTACTATTTGTGGGTCTTTAATAACTATACCTGAATAAAGTAATATTCTAGTTATTATGTTTACTTGTTCTATTGGATGTAATTCAAAGTCCTGTGAACCTGTTGAAGTATATATATATTGGTATCCTGCTCCTGTTGTAAAATTCCATACAGGATCTAATGGTTTTCTTATATATGTGCAGGATATATTATTTGTAATAGTATTTGGAGATACTGTTATTTGTAAATTTTTAAATGTATAAACCGGCCAATAAGTGGATGGTTTTGTTATTGGTGAAAGATTAAGTTCTAATAGTTCATTTGGTTGAACATATTGAACTTCTTTTTCATCATTATATATAACGGTTCCTAATTTATAAAATTCATAAGGGGATGTTAGTGTAGGTAAATTAAATTTCCCACTAGAATAAGTGCAATTTCCAATTTCTTGGAATATTGAAATCCTTTGTTCTAAATTCTTTATACGATCACTATATTCGCTATCATTGCCAGGCACTCTAAGTTGCTGGTTAAGGTCATCGAAATATTCATTAAATATTTCAAGTTGTACTTGAGCCGCTGTTCTATTGAATTCATCTGGAGTTAGATATCCTCTTTGTTCTTTATTAATAATTAATAAAACGGTTCTATAAACCGTATTTACATTTACCGCCATACTATATATTTATTATAATATTAAGGCGGTAACCAAAGCCACCGCCTATATATTAATATTACGTATTATTTTAATTTTTTCTCTATAGACTTAAAGATTTCTATACCTTCATCTGTTTTGAAAAATGCCGCCATAGCTGAGTATGGGTTTTCATCAAAAGGCACCGTCATTAACTTTCTATTATTTTCACCCCAATGGAATGTTCTGTTGTCAGGTGATAATGTTATAATGTTTGCTTCTACGGCTCTAATAGCTATATTCCTAAGATGTACATTATCATCATTTGCTAACTCTATAAATAAAGCAGGGTTATTTCTTGCTAATAATAATAAGTCTCTTTTTATTTCTTTAGAACTCATTTTATTCACTCTAGATCCAACCTCTACTCTAACAATAGATTCTGCTTGATCAATATCCATTTCTAAAGCGGCGTTCAATGCTAACACTTCTAATTCAATATCTTCTAATTCATCCTCAGCTTCTACTGTTGGATCAAACTCTGTATATCGGACATTTAATCCTGGATGGTAAATTGATAATAATTTTTGTAGGTTTTGCTTTTCTTTTGGTACATTTAATATTCCATTATCAAATACAATATGGCCTAAAGTAGCAGCTCCTTTTTGTTGTGACACTAATGGAGAGTTTTGATTAGTCGCATATCTTAATTCTTCTTGCTCCCCTGTTTCTTTATTAAACCATAATAAAGGATACCTCAGCGAATGCCTACTTTGTAAAGTATAAGTTAAAGGGGAATAACCATCAGCTATAATATAAGTTCTGTCCTTTATTACCCAGGTATCTTTTAATGATTTTTGTTTTGTTTCTTTAGGTACAATTGTTTCTTCCACAGTAATTGTATCTACATCAAATTCATTTGATTGTAATTCTTTTTTTGTTGTTTGTCTTGTTGCCATAATATAATATAATTTAATAAATTTTTAAAAGGTAATAATTACCCCTGCTAATTTAACAGGGGTAATATCACCATGGTTGTTATGTAGAAGCAGTAAATAACACAAAGTTATTAGCTCCTTGAGTAACTAAACATCTTTCAGATAAGAAGTGTACTTGCATTGCATCAAGATCAGAAGTATAAGCACCTCCAACAGATCCAGTAATCCAAGTTTTCATTCTTCTATCGTCAGCTTGATTAGCTCTATAACGAACATGTAAGAATGGTCTACGGATATTAGTACCTAATTGTTGATCATATACAGTTGATGTACCAGCAGGAACAAGTAATCCATCAATAGACGAAGTATTCATACCTCCACGAGTAGATGCGTCATTTAAGTATTTCCAGTCTGTTTTGTAGAAATCATAAGATCCACGACGGAAACCAGAAAATCCTAAATTCAATGCCATTTGCTCAGAGTTCTCAAATAAACCGTAGGCTACACCTCCAGCTGCCCCAGAAGATAAAGAAGCAAGCATATCATCAAAGTCAAGAGAAGTTGCGCGGTTTAGGAATAACATGTTTTCCTCAATAGCTCCCTGAGTATCCAATCCTTTTAAGATTGAATCAAAATCATTAAGACCTGAAGCTGCTGTAAAGTTGTTTACAATATTACCTCTTTCTCTAACAGCAGAGAAAAGACCTTGTGTACCTTTGTAAGTAACGCCTGTAGCAGGAGTTAAAGTCGATACACCTGAACTAGCTGCTGATAATTCTCCTTCAATTACACTCATCTCTAAGTAATCTTCAAAACGTAATCTTGTTTCAGATTCTGCTTTTAAATACCATAAATATCCAGAAGCTCCATCTTCAGTAGCAACTTCTACCCATCCAATTTGAGCAGTATCAGATCCATTGATTTCATATTTTTCTCTAACAATAATTGGTGAATTACTGTATTGAGTAAATGAAGGAGTAACCGATTTTAAAGAGGAGTCTGTACTTCCTTTTATAAATTCAGAACCATAAACAAATATTTTAAGATTTGTATTAGAAGCGCTCCATACTACTGCCCCAGAAAACAAACTAGCTTGAGTGTAAGGGTAAACTGTAAGAGTAGCCGTAGTACCCACCGTAGTAGAAGCACTAACAAGAACTTTTAATTCTTGCCCAGTAGTAGGATTCATAACTACTAAAGTTTGACCTGGAGAAACAACGTTTTGAACAAAGTTAATACCAGTTCCACCAACTGTAAATGTTAAAGTAGTAGCTGTAGCTGAAGTTACGTTATTATAAGCAATATGCAATCTGTTTTGTTCAGACCAAACAACTTGATCAGAAGACATTGGCATCTCAGCTCCTACCATACGTAAGAAACCAGATAAAGTTCTATTACCATAACGCTCAATTTCTTGCTCGTAGATTTCTGGTAAATATTGTTGCGCAAAGTCATTACCACTACCATTTGTAAAGTTTAAGTAGTTTGTTTCTAATGCTTGCTGTTTTTGTGACGGTTTAATAGAACCAAAATTAGTCCCTGTAACCGAGTTAATCATGTTTGACATAATCGTTTAATTTTTAATTGTTAAAATTTTTTTGTTTGGATCCTTAGTTTCGAGGAATCCTGGCCACTTATAGATTTGACTCTAAGTCCATTAATGAATGGCTCACCAGCAGTTCTGGGGGCGTCCATACTTGGATTTTTGGAATTACTAATAACTTGTTTAACAGCATCAGCTTTTCCTTGTTCATAAAAATGAGCGGCTATTTTGTCAGCATTCATTGCTGAATACAAAGCCTTGTGATAACCCGGCACATCTGCTACATTACCTTCTTTGTCCAGAAACTTTCCGATGAAGGTTTGTATATTTGATTGAGTTTCGGCAACTTGATTTGGATTTTGAACATTATATCTAAATCTTTTTTCACCTAAGTTGTATTCAAAACCTTTGAATTCGTTGTTGAAAAGACTAGACGTTTGTTTTTTAAACGCATCTTGTTGTTGAGCCACTTTGTTTTGCTCGTTATTATATCTGTTAAAAAAATCAACAGCTTTTTGTTGTTCTGCATTAACCCCAGGTCTTGCCTTGATCTCTGCATAATACTTTTTCTTTGCATCCTCTAAAAAATTCCTAGCTTTAGAAATCTCATCTTTAAAGGCTAATTTCTTTAATTTAATTTCTCTTTCGTCGTCAATATCTTCGTCAAAAAAGAATTTGTCTTCTAATAAGAATTCTACTTCCTCAGCATCTAAATGTGGCTTTGTGCTCTTATAGTATTCTTTTAATAAAGCAACATTATTTATATTTGAGTAATCAGCATTTAACCTAACATAATCCTCAATTGTTCCACCAGTCTCTTGCATAAAAGAAACTAGTTTCTCTATATTTTCTGGTAGTTCTGTATTATTCTTTGTTTGCTCTTGAGTATGAAATTGTAGTTCTTCTTTAATATCTGCAACTTCTTGTTTTATTTCTTGTTCGAGGATTTCTTCAATAACATTTTCAGCGGCCCCTTGGTTTCCTTCGACCACTTCTTGCAATCCCACTTCGGGCTGTTTATCGCGTAACACGCTTTCATTTGTTCCTTGCTCTTGAATGGCATTTGTTTCTTCTTTAGGGATTACTACTTTTATTGGATCCTCTTGCTTCTGTGTTAAATCAACCTTAATAGGTTCATCTGTTTTGGTTAGTTTTTTTACCGAAGGTTTCTTTGCTTTTATTTTAAATTCTCCTTCTTGTTTTACTTCTTGTGACATAATATGATAATATAAAATTGGTTAATAAGTTTATTCCATTTGTAACATGCCACCTAAATCCTCCATTAAATTTTGTGCGTTACTTTGAAAATCTTTTGGTAAAGAATCGTTCTTGCGCTGATCTATTAATTCTGATTGCTGCGTGGCCTGTATCTTAGTTCTTTCGTCTTTTCTATCTTCTAACTGATTGAACTTATTTGTGTCTGCTTGAACCTTTAATTGCGCTAATTGCATATCATAATTAAACTGTTCAGACATTAATTGTTTTTTAATTTGAGCCTCTGTTTGTAATTTTTGTATTTCAAATTGAGATTTAGCTTGCTCTATTTGTATTTGCGTTTGAGCTAAAGCTTCTTGTTTTTGCACTTCAAACATTGCAGCTTTCTCAGCATTTTGTGAATTAGCATCTGCTTGCGCTTGTATATTAGCTAATTGCTGTTGTTGCAACTGCTCTTGCTTTCTTTTTCTTTTTAACTTTAATAACTGATTTGCTAATTTAAGATTTCTAACTTGTCTTATATCTATTGCATCTTCTAAATCAATTCCTTGGTTTTGTAAAGAAACTTGTATGTTTTGTTCTAATTGCTGTTTTTCTTCTTCATCAGGTTCAATTTCTAAGAAAATACCAAAATCGTGTAAATTCAGTTTTTCCATTTCTCTTAAAACATCAACATTATAAGTTGATATACTTTGTTTTAATGAGTTTGCTGTTAATGGATTATTTAAACAATCTGCTATTCTTAAAGATATATTTTCACAAATTTTAGTAGTTAAATATATACTTGCATCTTTTATATGGCGAGTAGCCACATTAGAAGCGTTTGCTGCTATTTTTTGTAATCCTACCAAAGCATTAGAATCAGGTTTACTACCATCAACAGCTTCATTAAGACCTGTAACATCTCTAATCATCTGTAAGTAATACTGATAAGTTTGTATTAAACTTTGTATTTTACCTTGACCACTTGATGTTGTTAATTCTTGAATAGGCACTTTGCCTCTATTTATATCTCCGTCTTGTGTTAAAGATCTACCCACAATACTACCAGTTTGGAAATACATGTTTAATGCTTCCGCCGGATTGTATTTTGTTCCATTACCCAAATCAACTTCCATTAAGCCATCTACATCTAAGAATACACCGTCTGGCACTACTCTTGACATAACTTGCTGAAGTTTTAAGTGAGTTAATTGGATCATGTCCGCAAAAGAAATGCATTTAGTAACAATAGAGTCTATCCTGCCTTTATACATTCTAGGAGCAACTATATTATAATTCATTTTAACCCTTGCAGTATCTGCATATGGACGAGTCATATCATTTGATAACTTCCATTCTAGCATCATATTTGTGCCTATAATTTTAGCGCCAGTATATAATACTTCTATTGTTCTTGATACTCTTTCAAAGTTGTCATTTGGAGGCGGATTAAAAGAATCAGTTTTTTGAATAACTTTTTCTAATCCATTCTCGCTTTGTTTTATTTTGAACACTTGATTCATATAAGTCTTATACTCAAAGTATAATACTTGTACTGTATTCTCGTCATAATTACCCCACCCTTGAATATATTGTCTATTGCCGGGCATTTGTTGTATCTTGAGAAGTTCATCCTCCGATATATATGGGAATTCTTTTTTTAATTCTGGTATTGTTACTGCTTTAACCTCCCCCACATAATAAATATCTTCAAAGTTAGGGTCTTCTGTATATGAATAAACTAAATAAGCAGGATCCACATAATCAACAACAATACCTTCAGATTTATTAAACGACGTTTTAACTGCCGCAATACCAATAGTTGTTAAATCATAATTTAATCTTTTTCTAGTAAGATCATATTTATTAGTTTTTAACACTGTATTTATCGCTTCTTCTTCCGCTATCTCAATAGATTGCTTATAAGAAAGCTGCATATGTAATTCTAATTCATCTAATGTAGCAGGTAAATCAGCCGGGGGAATATTTGATTTTGATATATCTATTCCAAATTCTTGTTTATTGCTGCCTATTAATTCTTTATTAGCCATATCAAATTTTAAGGCTGAAGCGTAATTCATACGCTTTTTTAAAGAATCCGGGTCTTGTGCAAATGCCCTTACGTCGTAAGTTTTTTGTGAAATTCCATTAGCAACTATATCAACAAATTTTGATAATATAGGCACAGGAGTCCAATCTAAATTCAAATAAGATAAATCACCATTAATTGATAACTCATCTTTATATTTTTGCACGGATTGTTCTCCTCTTGCGTATAGTCTTAATCTATTAAAATTATTCCAATGTGTTAAATACCTATTGCCGCTAGTCCTCCCTTGATTAAACCATTCCTGTTCTATAGCTCGAGATACCTGTAATCCATATTCTTCGGAAGCCTTAGTAGCATCATCCACAACCTGACTAGGGAAAGCGCTATTTGGATTTGTGTATATATTCATTTACTTAATAATTTTTGATGTAGTTCCTTGATTATTATATTTCTTAAAACCTAAAGGGACAGACACTATTTCTCTTTTTTCAGTTGGCATATATTTGTTTTTATTACAAGCCATTATTGCTAATCCTGAACTAATAGAAGCATCATGATTAGTTCTTTTATTTATATCAAATCTTGCCCAATCTTCTAACGTATCTTGAAAATACATTGTTCCATAACCCATTTCATTTAAACCCACATAATCTTCTATATAAGTTTCTATTGCTGCTGCGTGAGCTTGTATTATATCCTGTGATGAGTTTGGTATTCCGCCTATCTCTCTTTCTGTTGCGGATAGTTTATTAAATATTCTATCCGGTCTATTCATTGAAAAGCCTCTATAACCTCTCCTTTTAAAATGATATAATAATCTTGGTTTATTATTTTCTGCTAATATTGGCATGCCATAAAATATACACGCCATAAGCACGTCTTCAAAAAAGATCTCAGCCGTTTGAGGCCTTGATATATATTGTAAAAAGAATGTATTAGATGGAGCATCTTCCATTGAGAATTTAGTTAATCCGTGTAAAGCTCCTTTGGATCCTTTACCATCTGTTGTTCCTGATATGTCATAAGGGTCACAACCAAATGCACCAATATGCTCATTACCAGGATATTTCATACTATTCTTTAATATTATTTTATTTTGTAAATGATAAGGAGGAATCCATGATACTAAAAATCTACCATCTTTGTTTGGATAAAATATCACTTTGGTATCTTGTATGCCACCTTCCCATTGAAAATTACCTCTTGTTAATATATTTGAATTTCTTAGATCATTATTATAATCAATTTGCTCATATATTTTTGTAAGATTAAATAGAGATTGTTTTGTTTCGTCTCTAAAAGCGTGTTGTTCTGTTCTTGGAAATTGTCTATAATATTCGTTTAATCCATCAGAATCAGTTTTTAAACCATCAACCTCATTTTGCCAGTGTTCAATAACACCATAATCTATTTCGTTTCCGTCAATTCCTTTGATTGAGGTTTTTGGAGTGTCGAAGACAGGTAAGCCATAAGTATCAATGAATCCCTCGTACGACCATTCCATAGGTATGAACAAACTATATAATCCTGAATTAGTCTGGCCATTGCGGTTTCTTTTCGTGACATCTGAAGCATAATATAGTTTTTTAAAATTGTCTCCCCCTTTATCTAAAGCATTTGACGTTGAACCCATCATACACTTGCCAATAATCCGGCTACCTAATCTTAAACAGGTTTTAGTAACCCTCCAGTTATTTAATATATTGTCAGGTCTTAACCATTTACCACTTTCGTCATGAACTAGCAATTTAAGTTTTTCACCATCATAGGAGTTATCTCCAGTGTTTTTCCAATCTATTGTTGTATCAAGACCTTCAAGTTCTTCAGGATTTTCTTGGCTATCTAATTTTCTTCTTGTAAACTTTGAAGCAGGCACTCTATAAGCGAGTTCTGTTTTAGGTCTATCCATACCATCTTGTATGGGTTTAAAGAAGAAAGGATAGTTAAGAGAGATTGGAACAACTTTATCGGTAAACATTGTTTTAGCATCTGCTCCAGCTTTTGATAAGATCCCAAATCGCGAGTCACTTGATATAGTAGCTTGATTAACTAATTCAGCGGATGACATAAAAGAAAACCCGGAACGTCTATTCTTTAAATAGCACATTCCATAACATCTTGGGTCTGCCTTACAGGCTTCCCAAAATATAAAAAATAATCTATTTGATTCTCTAAAGTCTGGTGCTCCAACATCAATCTTACTCCACTGTAAATACATATAATGTGTACCGGTCACATATGTGGGAACTCCATTATTATAAAATGAGAAACCTTCTTCTCTACGTTTAAATTCGTTATCTACATAATCATACCATTTTTCCTTGAAATGATCTGGATATTTATTCCAATCAAATACGCTTTTTATTTTTTCAAGTTCTTTTGGTATTTTTAATTGTTCCCAATATTGTTCTTCTTTTTTTGGGGCTCTTTTATAAGATTCATCAATTAAAGGCAAAGCGATCCTTAAATTCTGTATCTCGTATATTTCTCCAATCTTACCTGTTTTGCTTATAATAATTAGATCATGCTCTTTATTATAGCCATATTTCCATTTATTATATCGGTTTTGTTGTTTAATCACCGATTGTTTTACGTAGTCAGGAAGTATTTTATAAAGTGTTTGCTCGTACATTATTTGGATCTCCCTTCTGCAAAACCTTTAAAAGTCTTTATTGTAGGATCTTTATCTTCTTCTTCTAGCATACGGGTTTCATCCTGTATTCTACTTAGAATTTCAAAAGCATCAAATATGGCTAACTTTTTTGTAGCTGCAGCATTCTTTAACTTATCTGCGGATAAATCATCATCCCCATTATCTAAAATAGCTTCCTCTGCAACTTTAATTAATTCAAGAACTGCTTTGTGCCCAGCTTGGATTATATTCTGTTTCGTTTCCTTTATGTCCATATTTAATTACAATATCATTAGATTTCATACAATAAAGTCTTTGCCCATCAATAACAAAGTCAAATTCTCCATAAGGAGTATATCCAACAAGGTCTCCCTCGTTTATTTTAAGCGCTTCTAAGGAGCTATTTCCGTATTTTAATATACCAATAAGTCTTTGCTCTTTAGCTATGTTTAAATAGTCTTTATTCTTAATCGGTTTAATAAAACATCTGTCTCCAAATGCTTTCCATTTACCTGTATTCTTATATAGGTATATTTGGTCAAGATCACAAAAATATAAATCATCCATAAAATATGATCTACTATTTTTTTTATTTCCTCTTATATCATAAAATACCCTAAAAACATTATGATGAATTACAACTATATCTCCAACTTTAATATCGGTTGAATAAGCTAAAGGCACTGCAACAACTTCTGCTACATTATTTACGGATTTAAAACTTTCAATCTTAGTATTGATTATTAGTTCTTTATCCTCAACCTTAACTTTATTGTTGTATCTTTCGCCTACTGGTTTTACAATAAAACTAAATATACTTCTCATTAATATTCTAAATCGTATTCAACTGAGATAGCCATATTAGAATTAAACTTCTTCCATGGCATAACTTCATCTTCTTTTTTAATATATATATTATACGATGTATCATTATCGTCAAATATAATATTACATATTGCATGGCCCCCGTAAACGTTTTGGCCTACGGAGTAATGCATAGCTTCATTTTTATAGTCTGTGCCTATACTTATTTTTCTAATAACAGAACTCATTATTCAACTTTCTCTAATTTAACCTCTTCAGGTTTATCTATATAAGTATAAGAACCATCCTCGATATTAATATTAATATCTCCGTATTGTGCTTGTAATTCTGATTTGAATTCTTCTACTCTTTTATTCACTTCCGCGATTTGATGTAGGAATCCATGTTTTTGTGATTCAAGTAACCCTATATTAGATAATAGGGCACTCATATCTTTTTGTTGATTAACAATAGTTTCTAATTGTTTCTCTGTAATTTTGTTTGTGTTTTCCATTTTATTTAATTTGATTATTATTATTTATTTTTATACTGGGCAACCTGTATATACCGGCCCGCTTATATTAAATACCGTTTCTCCCGCCTCATACACTATCTCTCCTAATATAAGCCTACCTGTTTGAGTTTGGAATTCAAAATCAACAAAATCACCGGGCTGATATATGGAAATATCTACTAATTGGGTGGACGTTTTTAGTGGAGGATCTCCTCCGCAGATACTCTCTATTAAAAAATAAGCCATTTGTGATTGATTAGAAGCGCTTGCATTAGGCCAGCCAATTCCAATACCCATTCTCATTAGTAAAGTGCTACTATATTAGAGCAGGTTGTTTCTCCTTCATCATAACCTGCCCATACATTACTAACTATAACAGGGAAAAATGTGCCGTCTGGGATATTAGTAAATTCTGTAAAAATACCTAATCCATCATCTCCATTTCCGCCTACAACGTTACAAAATAAAGTTCCCCCAGTGCCTATATATAATGCAGCTGATCCCAAATTAATACCTGGTATTTCAAGCGCTGGATTTCCAGTAGGCAATATATATCTTGCTCTTGTCCCAAAGTCTGGCTGATTTCCAAATTGTCCCATAATTTATTTTTTAAATATTCTATTATATATTGTTGATTTCTTCATAGGTATCTCTAATACAGTATCACCTGGATAACTATAATCTTTACCTGGTTTCATTACTTTTGAATTTCCTTTATTATCTATACCTAAAACGGGAAACTCCACATTTTCCATAGTGATTTCCCCGCTAGGTATTACATTATAAGGTCTATCTTTATCAGGGCTATTTTTTTTATAACCTTTTACAGATAGATTTTTCATTTAGTATTTTTTCATTTTAGCAGGTGCCATTTTCATTTTTTGTTTGACTGGCGTTGCTTTGCTAGTAGCAATTAAAGATCTTTTTTGTTCTTCAGATAATTTATCTGGGGAAGTTCCACCTCCAAAAGCATTGTAAAGATTAGCATTACGAGTTTGTCTTCTTGTTACATCAGCATTACGCTTTTCAACATTTGCGTAAAAAGACGTATTGCCTCTAGAATCTTGTTGCTCTTCTTTTACTACATTACCTTTTGAATCAAGCTCTCTTACCTTAGTTCCAGATTTAACAACTGTATGCATTGGTAAATTTGGTGTTGAAAATCCAGATACAGCATCAACTTTTATACCACTTGGAGTGTTTCCTTTTTCTCTATTCTCTTTGTATTTTTCTACACCCTCTGTATATTTTTTGGTAAGTTCAATATCTCCGCCGTGATCTTGTCTTAATGGCGTAGGCAATCCATTCCCTGTTTTTGGCATATTACCTCTGCCTGGTTTCATTTTAAAAGGAGTATTCATTTTGTTTAGTTTTTATTTATTAGTCTTTTATAAATTACGGGTCCGGGAGCGTCACTAACATAATTAGCAACCATTGTATCTTGATCTACAACTATAAATTTACCTAAAGCTTCCCAGTCATTAGGCTCGTGCAATGTATTCAAATAGAAATTATTCTTATCAAATTGGTAACCTAATATTTTAAAGTAATTTCCAGTTAAATAAGAAAATGATACCACATTAAGTTCATTCTTGTTTATAATAGAAAAATCTATTTGCACAGTTTCGGAAGTCCATGTTCCTACTAGAAAATCCTTAGTAAGCTTTTGAGCTTGAACATAGGAATTAAAAACTAAAAATACGATAATACAGATTACTTTTTTCATAATATATTAAATTAAAGTTATATATTATTATTATTACGCGTATTTATTGCTTTTTATAAGCTTCCTTTTCCCAAGGTAGATTTTTAGCTCCTTCTTTCATTTTAGAACGTGGATACTTTTTACCTTTCCAGATAACGTGTGAATCATTATAATCCAGATCTCCACGTTTCATTTGATCTATATGTACTTTCTCGTGTGATATAGTTTTATTCTTTTTTAATTCTAAAGGAGATATATTTTTATTCACTAATATAGTTCCATTAGATTGCGCCATACCTAAAATATTGCCGTCCATATCGGTACTATAAACAGGAGTATTATCCACATTATATGGAAATCCTTTCATCTTAAAAGACATATAAATAATAAATATTATTAAATTCCCTATAAAAGTATATCTATAGGGAATTTAAATTAATACTATGCTGCTGGGGCTATAGGAACAATAATAGGCAAATTAGCAATAGTAACACCAGTAGGAATTGCGACAGGCGATAAAGTTGGCCCTTGTGCAAAAATAGCAGTGTTTACAGCAGCAACAGTACTAGATGCGCCATTCGTGCTTGTAGTAAATGTGTAACTTATAGGCCCAGTATAAATAGCAAAAGTAGTTGAACTGAGATAAGATACCGCAGTAATATTTGCTACATTAAAAAGAATTGGTTGTGCACCTGCTACATTTGTAGCAATTGAGATAAATTTGAACATTGTTTTTAGTTTTAGTTTTGGTTATTGTTTATATATAAAGAATGTTAATAACTAACATTTTTTCATTTTCATAGGAGGCATTTGCTTGGGCCCCTTTTTTTCTTTCTTTTCAAAAGACTTGGTTTCTTTTTTTTCGTGCTTTGCTTTAGCGGCCTTTGAAGGATACTTTTCTTTTCCTCCATACTCAGATATAACTTTCTTTTTCATATTAGTATCTTCCTTTAGCTCGTTGTGTAATTGCTCTTGGATCACAGACAGGTTTAATGTTATTGAATACAATACCATCTTTTCCTGAACTTGATCCTTTACCTTTTGGCAATGCGGTAGTGTCAAATGGACCATTCCATATTGCATTAGCTCCAACTCCAGATAGTTTAGCTTCTCTGTCGTGAACGCTCATTGGATGTTTTTTTGCGTTTAAATTCATAGTTAATAGTTGTTTATATCGTAAGGTGGTGTAGTTGGTGTTGCAATTCTATTAGGCGGTTGCAACGGCTCGTCAATATTCTGCGCAATCATAGGATCAATAGGAGATTCCATATTTTGCTTAATTGGGCTACCTCCTACTTTTCTAGTAAAAGTATTTGGTAACGACTCTCCCATTACATTTTTAATATTATCTGTATTACTAAATGCTTTATTATTTATATTATTATATTCCATATTATTACTTTTTAACTGTGGCAATGGCGCTGTTGAAGCAGGCTTTGGTTGAGATGGCAACAATCCTCTATCAACTAATCTTTTATTACTAGTAGCGACTTTTATTTCGTTGGCTCTCATTTCTCTTTTTTTCTCAAGAGCATATTGGCTATTTTTTAATATTCCACCTAACCCATAATCTTGATTACTTCTACCAAATAATGCATTTTGTGTTGGATTACTAAAATCAATATTTAGAGCAAAGTTTTTCCCAAATAACCCATTTTGGTTTGGATTGCTAAAATCAACATTAGGAGTATAATTACCAAATGGCATATTGCCTAAAAGTTTATTTGTTGGATTATTTTTATTTTTTAAAGGATCAAATGAATTAAGGACTGAACGCCCTGCCCCAATAGTGTTACCTCCTGCAAACGCATTACCAAATTGTTTTATAGGACTATTTTTTTTAGTATTCATTATCTCTTGTTTTATCTTTATTCACGTTCTCTATAGCCGTTATTCTAAGCTTGTCCATATGAGTTTTGCCACTCATTATAATATTTCTATGACTTGTAGGCAAATCTTCTTTACCAAGCATTATACGGTACATCCTACTTATTAGTTGTTTACACTTAAATGAAACTTTATATATATTGTATTTTTGGGTTGTATGGTTTCTATTTCTCCAAACCACTATCCACCCTTCTTTTAATAAATTGTTCCAGCGTTTATTGTCCCAACTGTAAGCATAAGTACCTATTTTATAATCTTGTTTGGTAAAAAATTCCATACAATCAAAATAGATTAGTAATTCTAAATCCGCATCTGTTAAATCATTATTCCTACAAGCCCATCTACGTATTATTCTATAGTGTTTTAATAAACCTATATCTCTAATATCTGAAGGTTCTAAGCGGCTCATAATACAACTACAACATCGTCTAATCGTATAACGTAATAAGTTTCTTTCCCAGGTTCTATTTTATGACCATTATGTCTGTCATAAAATATATTATCACCTTCTTTAACCCCTACTACTTCGTCACCAACACTAATAACTTTGGCTTCTATATATCTAATATCTTCTCTGTGATTTTCAGCTAATAGAAGGCCTCCTTTTGTTTCTGTAGTACCTTCTTTTACTTTTTCTATAATTAATCTTTTACCAACTGCTTTCATTATGCACGTAAATTATTAATTACACAATCAGTTGATAATATAGTTGTCGCTACAGATGCTGCATTTCTTAATGCACTTTTAGTAACAAGCAATGGATCTATTATGCCAGCCTCAATCATATTAACAGTTTTACCTGTTACAACATTTAAACCGTACCCTACTTTTGATATTGTTTCTAAAGGAGCATTTTCTATGCCTGCATTATCTAATATAGTATTAAATGGTGCTCTAATAGAATCTAATAATATTTCCTCACCAAGTGAGAAGGTATCTATGTTATGAGAAGCATTTAATAAAGCAATCCCTCCTCCTGGCACAATACCTTCTTTAATCGCTGCCTTGGTCGCACAAATAGCGTCTTCTATTCTATCTGCTTTTTCTTTTAACTCTATCTCTGAATTAGCTCCTACTTTAACTAAAGCAATTCTACCTGTTAACCTTGCTAATCTTTTTTCTAACTTTATTACTTTTGTTGCCGTAGGATTTTCTAATAAAGATTTTTTAATATCATCTATTATCTCCAATACCTTTTCAGGTGTTTCGCTTATGTGTAATATTGTTTCTTCTTGACTAGTGATACTTTTAACGCAAGTACCAAGTAATTCTGGTTGTATTAGATCCAGATCATCACCAAGATCTTCGTTAATTACAGTTGCTCCTGTAAGTAATGCTAGATCATCAAATATTTCTTTTCTATTTACTCCAAACGTAGGAGCATCAATAACATTTATTTTTATGTTACCTTTTAACTTGTTCATTGCTAATGTAGATAATGGTATTGCTTCCATATCTGCAACTATAAGTAATGACTTGTTATTCTTTATAACATATTCTAATATTGATTGTATTTGTCTTATGTTATCTATTGGTGATTCAACTAATAATACTAATGGATTATCTAGTTCGGCAGTTTTGTTTTTTAGGTTAGTTACAAAATGCATGTTCTTTAATCCCATATCACATTGAATACCTTCAACTAATTCTAAACTGCATTCAGGGTTAGATGATGTTTCCATCATTACAACCCCTGTATTTCCAACAGATCTAAAAGCATCTCCAACTAACTTGCCTAATTCAGGATCATTATTAGTAGATATAGTTGCAATTTGATCCAACATATTATCATCAACAGTTATACTTATCTTTTCTAGATAATCTATTACTTTATCTACTGCTGAGTTTATACCTTCTTTTATTTTTCTTTCGTTTGGATTTTCAACCTTGTAAGCATTCTTTAAAATAGCGTGCGCTAATACCGTTGCTGTTGTTGTTCCATCCCCCGCTTCTCTAACGGTTTTTCTTGCTGCTTCTTTTAATAATGTAGCCCCCATATTTTCTACAGGATCTAACAATATAATAGAATCCGCAACTGTTACACCATCTTTTGTAATTACAGGCCTGCCGGTTGTATCTTCTAAAAGAACACATTTACCACTTGCTCCTAATGTAGAACTAACCGCCTTGGCTAGTTTCTCTATTCCAGCAAATACTTTATCGCTGGCTTCTTTCCCGAAACTTAAGTTTTTGACTATAGCGTCTGACATAATTTTATTTGATTAAATTGATATAACTTATATATCACCTGTTTTTATTTTTTTTTACCTATCCTTGTCCTCTAGATAACTTTTTATAATTTTTAGATGTTTTTAAATTTGATGTTTTCGATTTAGCATGAATGCCTGGTCTTGCGATATTTTTTACAACACGTTTAACAACCACGGTTTGTTTCGCCATAATAAATATATAATTAATATTAATAATATCCACCAAAAAAAGCTCCAATAATTTTGTTCTTTATCAATTATTTTTGTTTTTTCAATTTGATGTTCTTTTGTTTTTACTGTAGATACTGTCGCGGAGTCAATACGTTTAATATTAACTTCCTTTTTATTATTTGTATATAATGTATTAGATTTATTTTTTTTAATCTTTAAAACAACGTTTTTATAACTTTTACCGTCAACTATAATTGTTTTACTTGAATCTATAGGGGTGATAACAATTTCACTACTATCAGTATCTATAATTACTTTTGTAGAATCTGTTTTATTTACGGTGTCTATTTTTGTAACTGTTACTTTTGTTTCTGCAATACTATCTTTCTTTATATCAGTTTTATCAACCAATACTTTTCTTGAAGAACACGATGTTAAAAGTACTATTATTATAAATATAAGTTTTTTCATTTTTTAAATTTAATCTTTAACTTGGAAATGCATCCAATCGTAATTCTTTTCTCGGCCTAAACTTTCAAACCCATGCTTATAAAATATATCGATCATTGGTTTGTATTCTATACGAGCAAACCTTGCAGTCTTGGATGTTTCTTTTAATAAATTCCTACTTGGGTTTAAATCAATAGCGCAACCCCAACTATGCACACTTAATTTAGTTCCACCTCGCATTAAACGATAATTGAAGCACCCGCCATAGTCATCGATCTTTAAATCACTAATTGCATCTTGTCCGTAAAATTCTAATATATCATTAAAGATTGCTAATAATTTATCAGCAACTAATTTATGACAACGTATTTTAGTTACCTTTTTACCGTCATAGTACATTGGATACGGCAAAGTTATTGGTACAATATATCCTTTGCCACTTTCATTAGGAGTGCCGTATTTAGCTATTAGTTGTTCCTGTGTTATCATTTTTTTTATTTTTTTCCATTAGCCACCATCGTCTTGCAGTATATCCAACTGCTAATAATAAAGACAATATCTTTAGTCCTAATTCTACATTTGAAAAAGAAAAACTAATTAAAAAACCATTTACAATCAAAAGTCTTATGTCGTGCACATTATTCATTACTACTATTATTTTTCATTTTAGAATATACCATAACTGAATCTAATATTGTTTGGCTGCTTAAATATGTTATTGCAATTAACGCCCAGTCTGATGACTCTAGATCTGCAAACATTAATAAACCGCTAGCTACTAGGAAAACAAATAATTTTCTACTTATCCATTTATTTATTAATGCGTCTAAATTTTTTCTACTCATTTTTTTAAAAAATATTTTAAATCGTTTAACACTAAAAGAGTTGATATAATACAAGTGCTAATCATTAGCCACTTTATATCTGGAAGCCAAAGACTAAATATACCTCCTGCGAATGTGCCTACAGCGGTCCTTACTATATCCATAACATCAAAGTAAGACTTTATAATTACCGTCTGAGCCCACTCCCAAAAGAAACCTATCATTGCACCTACAAATGCAGACGCTATAGGAACTCCTATAATTTTTCCGTCAAGTGTAAATTCTGCGAAATCTGTAACGCTGCCAATTAAATACATAATTGCAAACCCAATAAAAATGTGAAAGCTGTCCCTTAATTTCATAACTATATATTATAACTTGCTATTTGCCCACCAGTTGTAGCCACTGTACTTGCATTTTGTAATCTGTCTCCAATACTATTAGCAGTAAATCCACTTGCAATTAAATAGTTCCAAAAATCTGCTGGTGTCATTAATAATGTTCCTGTTGTGTTATCTACTAAAACGCCACTTAATACGTTTGCAGTACTTGGCACTCTTAACGTTCCAGTTAATTCGCTTGATGCACCATAAGTAGTTCCAAATCTTACGTTACTTGTTGCTGGATTTCCTAAAGATACACCAGCAGCGTATAAAGTTCTATTGCCACCAGTACTTATTTGAAATAACCAACTTGATGTAGCAGTATCTATTGTTACTCTTGGTGCTATAATTGCCATTAATCCATTTGCATTTACAGGATTTCCACTCACCTTTACAAGTGTACCTGAAGCAGTATTAGTCGTATATGCAAACGATGCTACTACCGCAGGTGCTGTTGCACTTGAAGTAGCAACTCCTGTTATAGAAATAGTTGCCGCTGCTGTGTTATTTAATAATCCGGGAACTGAAGTACCTCCTGTTATACTACCTATTATATTAACAGTAGAACCTATTGTATATATTCCTAAAGACGCTGCTCCTGTAATATTTCCTGTAACATTTAAAGTTGAATTTGAGTTGCTAATCACAGTAGCTGAACCACCTGCATTAACTATACCTGAACTTGCTGTAATATCTCCTGTCACATTTATAGTAGCATTTGCATCTATTCTTAAGGCATTTGCAGCTGATGCTGCTGATGTTATTGTACTTGATAAATTACCAATTACATTTAAAGTTCCTGCTGCAGTAACGTATATAATTTGTTTTAAAGCTACACCATTATCTACTGTATAATTACCTGTACAAGTTAATGTACCTGTTCCTGATAACCTTATGGCATTATAATTTGTTGTATTTGTAAGTGTTAAAACAGAACCATTAAATATTGCAGTATTACCACTTGCTAAAGCCATCTCTAAAACAGGAGTTGTTGAACCCGCAAAAATAGCTTGCGCAGCAGTACAAGTTAAATTACCACCATTGGCATATATAA